TTATATACAGTATCATATAGTATATACTCTCAAAATGTGGTGAATGGTTTGAATATTATTTGCTTAGATACTGAAAATGATTACATTGTCATCATGGAAAGAGGCGATGGTACATTGTTTGAGCTACTAGTGGAAAACGAAATGATTTGTAAAGAAGGATTAAAGTCAATTATTTTTCAGTTATTTGTAGCTATTACAAGTATGAATAAATGCTTGAATATTATACACAATGATTTACATCTAAAAAATATAATATATTTCCAAACTAACAAGGAGTTTCTACATTACAAAATAAACAATAAAATTTACAAAATACCTACATTTGGAAAAATATTTAAAATTATTGATTTTGGAGATTCAGTGTGTTACTATAATAATAAATACTACGCTGCACACGATTATTATTGTTTGATTAGTGGAATTTCTAGTGTTACAAAAAAAGAAACTGATATAAGTGATTTAGTATCAGTGAAAAATACCTGTATTTTATTGAATATTTTCCAATTAGAAAAAGAAATACAGTTCGAACTACAATATCACAAAAATTTCGTTACTGACGAAACAATTGTTTTAGAAATGTCAAAACAGATGAAGTATTCGAATCATAAACACACTTTACGATATGGGTATGAGAATATTTCATATCTAAAATTAAACGATCACTATATTTCTAGTTTTTTGTGTAGTAGTGATGTCAATAACATTGAAAATTTAAACGATATTGATAATTTGAAAATGTTATTTTAATGCAATTATGGGAATATAACTTTTAAATTACAAGCTATTGTTATTCTTTCAGAATCTGCTTAAAATGTAAAAATGCTTAAAAATACCATAATATAATTACTAAAGATAGTATGGTATTTTATGAACTGGTTACAGGATTGACATTATATTATGGTGTGAATCATTATTTATCGACTGCGAATTTAAATTGGACTGCAAGTGAGACATTCCGAGTGTTAGTTTTCATTCATAATATGATATTGTCAGTATTTTCGGGATATATTTTTGTAAATGGTTGTATGATAATGTCGAATAAAACTTGGTATGATGTGTATGGTTATTCATCAGAAGTATTAGGTAAGGACCCAGAATTCAATCGTTTGACATATTTATTTTACTGGAGTAAATATTATGAGTTTGTGGATACATGGATAAACTTGTTAAAGAATCGTGACCCAGGTATTTTACAAGTATATCATCATACAGGTGCCGTAATAGTGATGGGTATGGGTGCTTATAGTAATGCACAAAGTATATGGTTATTCGTGATGTTCAATAGTTTTGTACATACGATTATGTATATGTACTATGCCTTGTCAACCTTGAGATGGAGAATAAAAGGAAAAGCACTTTTGACATCACTACAAATTACACAATTAGTTACAGGCTTGATGATTGCATGGTATTACATATTGTGTACAGAAATGAGTAAATATCAATTATTAGGATGCTTATTTAATGCTGCTTATTTGAAAGGGTTAATTTTTTTATTTGGTAGATTTTACTACGTATCATATGTGAACAATAACAAAAAATTGATGTAAATATCAGAAAATATCATTTTTCAAAAACTAAAATGATGCATACTCGTAATATACGTATAATTGGTCAAATAAGAAGACCCCAACCGCGTTACTATACTGTAAAACAAAATGATAACAATACAAATTTTGCAGGTTTTATACTGTTACTTTTATTCCTAATGTTCATTATGCATAAGTGCTAATTATTTCTATTTGAATTAGAAAAAGGTGTCCATAATTCACCATTTATTTTTTTTTACAGTAATTTGAGATCCAGGTTTCTTTTTCTTTGCGCTGTTAGGGTCATATGGTTCATCTTCATCGTCAGAACCCATTCCTTTAGAAATTTCCCAGAATTCTTTAGACCCCAATTTGAAATCAGGTCTTGTCTCGGCTTTGTACCAAAATATTTGGTCGTGTAATTTATTGGATTTTGCATTATTATTTACGACGAGACATTCATAGTTTTCGGTGGTTTGGTCCATTACAGAACAAAACGATTCCAAAGTAGGAAACATACTTGCATAATTTTCCCAAATACGTTTTCTATTAGATATGTACGGTTCTCTCAAAATGAATACATAATCAATATTTGTACGAAGGGTTGGTGGAATACCTAAAGGATACTGCATTGTAATAATCAACATAATTTTCCAATGACGTCCATTCATGAAAAGAAGTCGCATTAATTTGTCTCGTGCCCAACTATTATCGTACAGACAATCATCCAGAATAACAAATGTTCTTGGGTCAATCGTCGTTCGTTTGTACATTTCCATTTCTTTTTTAATCTGCTTCAAAACAACTTTTTGTCTCCGTAAAACATTTTCGATTAATAATGAACTGTATTCTTCGTGAATAAAGAGTTTAGGAACATGACTCGCATAAAATCCATTACCAGCTTCTGTACCTGATATAACTGTACCAATTGGTATATCTTGATGAAAATATAATAAATCTCTTACAAGAAACGACTTTCCAGTGTCTCGACGTCCAATTAGAACAACTACAGGCCCTTTATTTTCATTCGGTTTAAACGTAATGGCCCTCATATCGAACTTCTTTAACTCGAGTGTCATATTGTATATTGCCTAAAATGATATAATTAGGAAATACATAATAATAAAACGAATACATCGCGTTTATTATTATCTAAAAAATATATTCTTTCACAACATAATAAGCCAATGTTTACATCAGAATTTATAAAAGTAAAAACGCCGTTGGATTTAGGGAAATTAGAGATTCAGTACAATGAACGATTCCAGACAGAGAAAGAAAAAGAGTTTTCTTACAATCCTTTCAAAGTGAAGCATTTTCAGAACTATTCTCCCTTATTTCAGTATATTAAGTTACCTGATGACGTATCACCCCCTTTAACATATGAAGAGGTTGTATGGAATCATCGTAGACATTTCAAGAATTTGGATACAGTTGTCACTGCAGACAATGAAACAGAAGAGCGTGTTCCAATACATATCAAGCATTCTCCATTATTAGATCCTGTACACTACTTGATAGGGAAATATAAATTTCCGATTGAATCTATAGAATTGCCGAAAACTACAAAAGATGAATGTACACAAACGAATGATGTACAGAAGAATAAAATTGCTGATATAAATAATGCATCATATGTAGACGGGTTTTTTAATTTCCTGTCATCCCAATTACTTAATACGCATTCATTTATGCACGGCATTGATTTTTACGGTTCGTATTTAGCTGTACAAGATAAATTCAAAATAAATTTATTAGATGATTACGATTATTTGTCCGAATCGAGACACTTTAATTCAAGTAATGGTAAATTATACGAATTAGAAAATAAAGATGTTGTACAGAAAATGTACATTGAAAAAGGAGACACTCATAGTCGAAGACCTAAATTAATAATCGATGATAATAATGATACTGTAAATGACATTATTGATATGGACATGGGAGTGTACGATATTATAGATGAATCCGATATGGACTCCGTTTTCCCTGTATTAGTTTCCCCTGTTGAAACCGCTGAATCTTCTGAATTAGAACTATTGTACAGTACAGTAAAAGAGAAAGGTAAAAATACCATTGACACCGATTATGATTCCGATTCGTCTTCTGATAATTCCGATAATAATAGTCTAGTTAGTGACAGTACAGATGATGATGATGATGATGATAATGATGATGGCGAGACAAACGACAATACTACAGAAAGTGAAGAGGAGGAAAATGATAATGAAGACGAAGATGATGAAGAAAGTAACGAAGAAGAAGAAGAAGAACCCATAAACGCATATATTTACAATTTTCCTGTACAAATGATTTGTATCGAGAAATGCGAAAATACTTTAGACTATTTATTGGAAAAGGATGAATTGAATTTGCAGGAACAAAGTAGTGCATTGACTCAAATTATATTTTCGCTTTTGGTGTATCAAAATGCATTCAAATTCACTCACAATGATTTACACACAAACAATATTGTATACAGTAAAACCAATGTCACTCATTTAGAATATATTTACAAAAACAAAAAATATTTAGTGCCTACATACGGTAAAATATATAAAATCATTGATTTCGGTAGAAGTATATACACATACAGTAATAAAATACACTGTAGTGATAGTTTTGCAAAGGGTGGTGACGCCTATTCGCAATATAATTCTGAACCATATTTTGACGAGAATAAACCAAGAATCGAACCCAATATGAGTTTCGATTTGTGTCGTTTGGCGTGTTCATTATATGATTTCTTTTTCGATGAAGAAGTGTACACTGCATTATGTACCAATATAGATGATATGAATGTTGTACAGTATGCAGTTCTACGTTGGTGTACAGATGACCGTGGTAAAAATATTTTGTACAAAACATCTAGTGGAGAAGAACGATATCCGAATTTCAAACTGTACAAAATGATTGCGAGACACGTTCACAATTGTACACCTGAAGATGAATTGACAAAAGATTTAGTGAAACAATACCTTGTAACAAAAAAAGGGAAAAAGAAGAAAACACAACAAATACAAACAATTAATATCGATAATATTCCTTGCTATTGTTGATAGTTTTCAATAGCCCTTGATGTTGATAATTGGTTTAAGCTGTTTTACTATTTCAACACTATCGCCAATCAAATCTTTGATAAATTCCGCATTTTTGTAAGCATCAGGCATTTCATCTAATGTTTCTTTACATATACAAGAAGAGTATACATTTTTCATTTCGTCTTTATACTGTTTCATATTGAACGTCATTCGTGCATCTTTTCTTGACATGAGTCTACCACATCCGTGTGCACTAGAGAAGTTCCAATCCGAATTTCCTTTTCCTTTACATATTAAAATTCCATCTCTCATATTTAGTGAGATTATGCATAATTTTCCAGCATCAGCACTAATGGCTCCTTTACGTAGAATGAGTCGGTCAAAATCGATATAATTATGTATAGATTCAATAATATTTTTCTCATCGAATTTACAACCTAATTCTTTGCATATCTGTTGTAAAATAATAGATCTATTTTTTGATGCGAATTCTTGTGCGAATATCATGTCAAGTAAATATTCAACTAATTCTTCATTTTCCAAATAATTTTGTAAAAATTCATTTTTCTGATAATTCTTTTTGCATTTTATTCTGTCTTGATGATAATTACAAATGGCTTGCCCCATATGTCTTGAACCACAATGTACAGTCAAATAACAATTTCCATTTTCTTCTTCATTGAACTCAATATAGTGATTTCCACCACCAAGTGTTCCCATAGATTTTAAATAATTTGATGAACTTACATTGGATTTTGCACGTACGATCAATTGTTTATAATAATTTTCATTGTATTGGAATCCATTGAATGGGTAATCTGGAAATTGTGTTTTTAGTTTTTCTAATTTGATATTACATTTTTGATATAATTCGTTCATAATAGTTTCGTTTGTAATAGGTGTTTTATGATTTTTATCACCCATAGGTATTTGCGATTTGATGAAACTATCTATTTTTTCGTAATTTTTATCTTTTATTTTTTTATGTAAGTTTATACAGGATATGCCACAACCGATATCACCACCTACAATTTGTGGAATCACTTTATTTTCTATAATACTAGTCATTCCAACGCAACAATAAGAACTTACGTGACAATCTGGCATAATTCTAATATTATTGAATACAGGACTACTAGTCATACTTTGTACAAGATTATATGTTTCATTGTCTATTTTAGATTTTGGTAAATATACAACCGCATTGTTCCCAATTGTTGTACTCATCTTGTGTCGACCGAATGAATTATATATATATTTACATTATTAATTATATATATATTTACGTTATAGCAATAATTATTGTCAAACACATACCGTACTACCACTAGTAACGATTGGATTTTTTACAGAAGCAGTTTTCGGTACAGATATTATCGATGGTTTCTTAGATGACCGTCTTGTACTAACGAATACAATACGTTCTGGACGAGACATTCCACAGAATTCAAGGTCTTCGCCGCCACTTTTCAAAGTATTATGATAATCTTCATCAACGGTTGTACAACAACAACATAAATAAGAAAACAAAGTATTTCCCATAATTTTTCTCAATATACACAAATACTGATAATATTTTTGTATATTTTTATTCACTTTGTACAATTATCGTTTACTGTATCGGGTAGCCTTTTTCTTGCGACAATAAGTTCTCTTTCTGCCACGCGCAACTTTACAATGTGTAATACGTTTGCACTTATTAGGTACAACACGTTTACCACGGCACATCGACTTTTTTCTCATATCTTTGTACTGTTTACGGCGAGTTCTGCGAGTATTCGGGGATAAAACCATGATTCAGTAGAATATATACAGTACACAGAAAATTATAGAAGCCATTGTAAAGTTGCGACAGATCGAATCAAGCGTTTTACAAAAATACGTGGATGATCAATGTAAAAAACAATGCGTTCTAAAAGATTTGATTCTCGTAGAATTTCAGTATCGATTTCAAATGTGTTATACTCTTCGATTCTAACGTTACGGTCCATATTACTTTTTAATACTATTATTTTCTGATGATTTTGATTCATATTTTTTTTTTGTTAATACTTTTTCGCCGCAAGGTCCGCAATGGTCTTCGTTGGACCAATCAACTTTGTTGTCTACTTGTTTAGGACAATCAATATGACCCCATCTTCCTAAAGGTAATGGCATTTGCTGAAATCGCTTAAGCACAATTTTTTGTACGTAAAGAATAGTGCGAAAAAACATTATAATGATAATATGCACAGTAATTCTTGTAATACTGTACAAAACTATTTTTATATTTATTTTCAGTAAGCATGTAGCTAATCTTTTTTGTCAAATGGTTTATTATTTTGAATGACATTATTTGTATGTTGAACCTTTTCAGTTTCATTTACTGCAGTACGTTCATCAAAGTTGATTTGTTCCCGTACACCAATTAAGTTTCCATTTTCGTCCATGGTTTGTGTGAGAGTGTTTCCAGTTTCTTTTGCCAATGCGATATTCGCTTCAATCGCCTTTTTCTTTGTCTCATACACGCGTCTCTCAAACTCGTCTTTTGCATTCTTCTCGTTTTTGAGTTTTTCGTGATGCAACTGATTGAGTTCTTCTTCCATGAATTCGATTCTTCCAGTTTTGTATGCATCTGGGTCTAAAGGAGTCCATACGAAGTTTTTACCCACAAAAATATCGTGATTTGCATCTCTATCACGGATTTGCTTTGCATAATTCTCGGCCTCTTCTGCAGTAGCAAAATTACCACGATTAATGAACCCACGTACAGATGTTTGAAATTGGTGTGTCTTATTGAATTCTTCGGCTAATTTTGTTTCATTTTTATCCATAAAATGTTTGAAGTCGTCTTCAACATTTAGGCGTTTCAAAATGGTTTCTTCTTCTTTTACGAATTCGCTTAAATCGTCTACTAAATTCTCTGCTTTTAGGTTGTATTTAAACGCGATAAAGAGCAAAAAATCGGAGAAAGTAGATAATGATTTTGTACAATCCCATTGTCTCACAAACTTTTCAAACATGAAAGTGTCTCGTTGTTTAATAATCTTTTCTGGTGATACGAAAGAGTAACATCCATATTGTTGATTGGAAATAACGGGGTCTTCTGTGAGAAGGTCCACATATCTAGGATTTAATTTACCACTTTTAGTCATTTTAGGCGGAAATGATTGGGATTGACGACTCATAATTTTGGTTATACTATATTGTACATAAAATTCATTTAAATTCTTTCTAACGAAAGTTTTTTGTTGGTTATATTATATATACTTGTTTAAGAAAATAATGGCTGCCTTTGATTTTAGCGAATTCATCAAGAGAGCGATCAAGTACATTGTTGAGGGTATCATGGTTGCAATTGCTGCTTTTGTCATTCCTCAGAGAAAGATGAAGGTTGAGGAAGTTGTCATCATTGCTTTGACAGCTGCAGCAACCTTTAGCGTATTGGATGTCTTTGTTCCATCCATGGCTGGAAGTGCAAGAGGAGGTGCAGGTTTCGGTATTGGAGCCAACCTTGTCAAGTTCCCTGCTATGGGATAAGCACTTTAGTGCAATAGGGAGATAAGCACTTTAGTGCAATAGGGAGATAAGCACTTTAGTGCAATAGGGAGATAAGCACTTTAGTGCAATAGGGAGATAATCGGGAGATAAGTAGGAGATAAGTAGGAGATAATCGGGAGATAAGCACTTTAGGTGAATTTTACAGTAAATAAATCAACCATTTTACTGTAAAAACTTATACTGTAGGGAAATATTCCCAATCTAGGTACATGCATACGTCTTTCCATATCATGTCTTGTTCTAGTTGTTTTATACGGTCTTTCATCATAGGTATATACGGTAAGTATTGTTTTTGGTCTAATAGTACACATAATTGACACAATATATAAGTATAATTGAAAAAATTCGTGCGATTAGTAGGACAAAATAGTGCCCACGGTTGTTGAATTTCAATAAACAGTACACATAATGTCTCGTGTAGCTCTTCATCCATAACAGGTGGTTTGATTCCCAGTATCGAATTTATGTACTGTATATGTTCAAAGTATTTGTTGTATCCAAGAGTGGATAATATGGACCGCATTTCTGCATAATTGACTTCTTTCAGTTCTTTGCGCTCTTTCACGATTCGATTACGTACAGCATCAAACAATTCATCAGGTATTTTAGTAGTTTCTTTTGCTTGAAATTGAGACAAGATTTCCTTGAAATGATTTAGGCGTATATATGCTGTATAAGATACTTCGTTCGGCATTTCTTTATTTAATGGTTTTTGATTATCAATAATGTTTACTACGAACTTTCCACATTCTACATTATTGCAGATTAAAACGCCTTCTTCTTCTAATGGAATTAATTCCCCTTGATTGCAAATGAGACAATTATGACAACTTAGAATGTAATCCTGTAAATTAGGTATTTCTCCGTTCACATTTTTCCAGTATTCTTGGTACAGCTTTTTGGATTGTTTGTATTTTTCACTATTGACATCAGAACTTTCATCATTTTTTCCTTTTATTTTGAAAAAGTGATTAATAGTACTAGTATCTTTTACATTATATCCTATAGAAGTCTTCTGTTTGTCTTCATAATAATGAAAGATATATTTTGCATTGTCCAATAAATATTTTTTCTTTTTTTGTCTCAGATTATTTATTTCGCGTTTTTTGTTTTTCATTTTTTCTTTCATTTCGTAATATTCTTCTGTTTTTTTCGTAATTTTTTGTGTACAATTTTGTAAATCATCGACTTCCTTTTCAAGTTCAGGTATAGTATGCTCTTCAATTAATTTAAAAACATTCATCATTTCTTGGTGCTTTTCATCAATACTTTGATGTTCCTTCTTCTTTCCCGTAGGAATAGGCTGACTATCTATTTGAGACATTTTTATTGGGTAGTTAGATTACATTCATGACACAACTTTGTCATATATGTTTTATCTACGATATATATTTTTACTAATAAAAATGGTTTTAGAATACTGTACATAAATATGTTAAACTGTGTAAAAATGCATTATTTTTATTGGTGTAATGTACTGTATTTATTTTAATACTTTAATTTATTTCATTTTTTACTAGCAAAACGTATGCATTTTGGTTAGAAAGAAAAAATAAAATATTTAGGGAGAATATATACAAATAAAGAAAAATGGCTGGTGCTTTGATGCAAATCGTCGCCTATGGCGCACAAGATCTTTTCCTTACTGGAACCCCTGAGATTACTTACTGGAAGGTGTCTTACCGAAGACACACCAACTTTGCTATGGAGAGTATTGAACAGACTTTCCAAGGACAGGCTGATTTCGGACGCCGAGTCAGTGCAGTTCTTTCAAGAAACGGTGACCTTGCTTACCGTACCTATCTTCAGGTCACTCTTCCTGAAATCTCTAGTACTATGGCTAGCTACGCTCGTTGGTTGGACTACCCTGGAGAGCAGCTTGTTTCCATTGTTGAGATCGAGATTGGAGGTCAGAGAATCGACCGCCAATATGGTGACTGGATGCACATCTGGAACCAGCTTACCATGAGTGCTGAACAGCAGAAGGGATACTGGAAGATGATTGGACACACCACTCAGCTTACCTACATCACTGACCCTTCATTCGAGGATGTTGCTGGTCCTTGTGCTTCTAACGGTGGACCTGCACAGGTATGTGCTCCTCGTAAGGCACTTCCTGAGACTACTCTTTACATTCCTCTTCAATTCTGGTTCTGCAAGAACCCTGGACTTGCTCTTCCTTTGATTGCTCTTCAATACCACGAGGTTAAGATCAACTTGGATCTTCGCCCTATTGGTGAATGTTTGTGGGCTGTCAACAACCTTAATGGTACTGGTACTGATATTAAGGCTTCTCAAGCTTATCAGCAATCTCTTGTTGCTGCTTCTCTATACATCGACTATATCTTCTTGGATACCGATGAGAGACGCAAGATGGCACAGAACCCTCACGAGTACTTGATTGAACAGCTTCAATTCACTGGTGATGAATCTGTTGGTTCATCTTCCAACAAGATCAAGCTTAACTTCAACCACCCTTGTAAGGAGCTTATCTGGGTTGTCCAGCCTGATTCCAACGTTGACTACTGTGCTTCTTTGGAGGGAGGTGAGACTCTTTACAAGACTCTTGGTGCACAGCCATTCAACTACACTGATGCTGTTGATGCTCTTCCTAACGCTGTCCACGCTTTCGGTTCCGCTGATGGTATCGCTGGCGATGGTAAGTTCGTTACCAACAACATGTTCGAGATGCCTTACGCTGCTGGTATTAGCAGCGAGGCAAACACCTGGGGTGCTGGTACTACCAATAATGTTGCAAGTGGTGCATTCGAAGGTGTTACTGGAACTGAGAACTCTGGTGTTTCTGACGCTGGAACCTTCGTTCTTGCTGAGACTGCTCTTGACATGCATTGTTGGGGTGAGAACCCTGTTGTAACTGCCAAGCTTCAGTTGAACGGACAAGACCGATTCTCTGAGCGTGAAGGTTCATACTTCGATGTTGTTCAGCCATTCCAGCACCACACCCGTGCTCCTGATACTGGTATCAATCTTTACTCCTTCGCACTTCGCCCTGAGGAGCACCAACCATCAGGATCATGCAACTTTTCCAGAATCGACAATGCTACCCTACAGCTTGTTCTTTCTTCAGGAACTGTTGGTGGTACTTCCACTGCTAAGGTCCGTGTTTACGCTCTAGGATATAATGTCCTACGTGTCATGAGCGGTATGTGCGGTGTTGCTTACAGTAACTAGGTCCGAAGATACAAGACTTATTATATTGTTTTGTATTTCAAGACCATTATATAAAAATCCATAAAAAATAAATAATTTTTTCATCATAAAAACTGTAAAAAATTATTTACAAAAGTAAAAGAATCCGACTTTCTATGCTCTAGATCGTATGAAGCATCTCAATATTTCTTTATCTAGACTTCCGTCATGGATATGTTGTTGAATATTCAATAAGGCGTTCAAGTGTAATGTAGATTTTAGTGTACTAGCATCGTAATATAACTCTTTCATATAATCATATCTATAAATTTTGTATTGTTCAGTTTCTTTTATCGTACTAAAATCATAGTCGTCATAGTGATTATTGAAAATTTCTTCAATTACAGTATAACTAAGAATAGGATTGATTTTCATTTTCATTTTGTTATTTTTGATATATATATATTATAAATGGTTCGTGTACAGTATCAATTTTTCTGGAATAATTTCAAATAATCAATAATTTAAGGAGTTCTTTTTTGACGAGTGCAATTTGTGTTGACCTTTCAGACTGCTCATTTTTTACTTGTTCATATTTTCTCTCCCAAAACTGAATTCTATTTTTTACAGCATTGTGCACTAGTACTTTATCACGAGCAGGTAGTGTACGAATTACTTTATTCAGTGCCTCGATATTACTTATATGATTTTTATTAGGGTCGTGTACAATATAGTCAGAATTGATAATGATTACAATAACGTGTACATCTAGCCCCGTGATAGCCACCCTCTGATACGCCTTGTAAGTCGGATAAACGTCCCAAACCTGATTATTCTGAATAATATCCATTTCGTACAATGTTCTTTGTATTATGTATGGTATGTGTAAAAATCAATTTTATAAGAAAATTGATTTTATGTTTTTGAAAAATGTATACTGTACAATATTATTAGGACTAAGTCATTTGAACAACAATGTCATTTGAACCTGTATATAAATTAAGAGAATGGATTCCAGAACGTTTTCTGGACACTAAGTTTATTTGTGCAAATCCACGTGCGTTTCGTATGGTTCAAAAACGCAAAGTAGAAAATATTAGTTGGAATTGGCTTTCAAAGAACACGCATCCAGGGGCGGTTCATATGATAGAACAACATAGACATCTAAAAACAGTAGCGTGGGACTTAGTAAGTGCAAACCCAAGTGCTGTATATTTGTTGAAAAAGTACCCAGAAAAAATAAAAAAATATTATTTGAATTCAAATCCAGAAGCCATTTATTTATTAGAAAAAAACCCGCATTGGATCGTCCCAGATGTACTTTCTTGTAACAAAAATGGTTTACAATTGTTGGAAAAAATGGTAAAGTGTAAAATGTATTATTGGAATAATTTATGTGGTAATCCAAGTACGACTGCAATAAAAATAATAAAAAATAATATTTCAAAAATTGATTTCGAAGGATTATCTAGAAACACGAATCCAGAAGTTATTCCAATAATACGTGCAAATATTGATAAATGTGATGTGATCACTTTATTACAAAATCCAATAATGGTTCCACTTTTAAAAGAGATTCAAGGCATAGAAAATTTTACCCTAACGGAAATAGAATGGCAGTTCTTATTTTGTAATGATAGCGAAGAAGCAATAGAACTAATCCGAGAAAATTTCGATAAAATAAAAAGAGAATCAAATATAAATTTTGGATTATTATCACTTAATCCATCGATATTTATACTGGATAAAGATATAATGATGAGACAAATACAACAATTTGCAGAAGACTTAATATCTACAGTACTACATCCTACTAGAGTGCATAAATATATGGATAAATATAATTACAATATATTGGAAGACGAATACTGTAATAATAATGACGAGACGTAAGGTTTTGAAATTTAGAGTGTTTAAATCTTCGAGGGTTTAAATCTTTACTGGTTTATGTATACAATATTCCGTAAACATATTCTTTAGGGTTGTGATAAACTGTACCAAATAAACTATCGATCCAATATTCACCATAATTACAATTGACGTACTTGTGATGTAAGATATGATGATTCCCAATCCAGTAAATACATCTATGGTCGTGTCTCATCATACCGCGAATGTAAACAAAAGCAGATGCTGCAATAAATGAAATACTTATTTTTTCTTTACAGAAAAGGAATGGTATGAATATACCTAGAGGTTGTATGAAGTTCTCGAGTATATGAGCTTTATTTGTATCTTCATATGTCAATACAGAATATGGTGTTTGATGGTGTATTTTATGTACTATTTGATATAATGTATTTGTATGTAACAGTATGTGTGAACAGTAAAACCATAGATCGTAAAACAAAATATGAAGTAGCATATTATTTTTTACTTACTTATTATTTTACTGTATAATACAGTTTATTATAATAGTCATATATATTATTGTACATTACTATTTGAAAAAAACGTGTAACAAATGAAATTTATTTATTCAAGTGTCTATATATATACATTTAATTTCGGTTTCACCAAAGATGTCTCAAAAAGATTACATCCATGATAAAAAAATGAGGAACATCTTTTCTCACGACAAAGACCTTCGAATGACTTCTACAAGTAAAGAAGGTTTAGAAAAGACTTTAAGTACACAAGAATATACACAGTACAAGCAGTATATAGCTGAAAATGAAGGTATCACGAAACCAGCATATTCGCGTGTAGTAAATGCAGACCAAATACTGTACAGAAATATGGCGGTAACAAAAGATAGTCGCGATTGTCTCGATTGTTCCTATAATGATGCTTGCAATACTTGTGATTTCAGTTTAAATACATTGGCACGTACAAGTTATTCAAAAGGTACAAGTCTTTTTGCAAGAAATGCCATAAATCAGTATTACAATATGCGAAAGAAAGTTCCTGCAGAAAAAGAATTTATTGTAAAAAATGGAATCAAAATTCCTGCATTAGACCCAAAAAAAGAATTTTGTGCTTGTGATACCTTTTTTACAAGACGTAGAGAAGGGAGAGGACCTGTATTAGCGCCTGAATCGCCATTTCAAATTACTGCAAGTACATCTTTTTCTGGTTCTGAATTGCGTGGTGAAGTCTTTGTTATTACAGCAAAGAATAATTCTTATAGAGATGTATCGTACAGTATAATATTAACCAATATTGAAGAGAATGATGTCAGTTATGGTCATCCTCAAATAACATATTTTTCAGATGGAAATGCTCGGTATATTTCTATGTATATGACAAATAATACAGACACGTGGAGTATTACTGTAAATGATGCTATTGTAACCACCATTGTAAATAGCGGAACACCATTGATAGAATCAAAAGGTACGCGTCAAGCAGCAAGAGCATATGCATTATTAGAAATACAAAAGAAACGCGATGAAGGTTACAAAGAAAACTTGAGTGGTATTATGCCGTACAGAGCAGAGATGCAAATCGCGTATGAAATATTGTATAAAGATACTGGTTCTATTCCTGGTATATTTAAAGTAAGCGTAGGAGACGAATTCCTTGCTATAAATATAGTTGACCGTTATGCGATTGAAGTATCTGATAATTGGTACTTAGATGAGTGGAATATAATTCGAATTACAAATAATACTGAAAATACGGTCAATATGACAGTACAAATATTAAATACAGCATATACATTAGATGGTCTTCAAACAAAAAACTTAAGTGGACGTTCTACGTATGTACTGTATTATCGAATTAACAGTACATCATCTATTTCAACCACATTTATATTGAACGTAAACAATGGCGAAAGAACGTTTACGAAGCAGGTAAGTTTAAACCCCAGTTCCAGTACTGTAACCGCCATTGCATCTACAACTAATCAATTTACAGTTTCCTCAAATAACGCATTACAAACAACGACTGTACAAGCTTTATTAGGAAGTTATGCATATGTAGGCGATACACAGCTTTTGACAACTTTGAGTGATAGTGGTTTTGTAGTAGGAATGCAAGTAACAATTGGTTCAGGTGCGACAATGGAAATAAATACAATAACGGGTTTTGGAAGCACCATATTGAAAACACCACTTATATACAATCATTCATTGATTGAACCAATTCTAGGACGATTGATTGAAGCTTCGATTGGTGAAACCATTCGATTTACAGCATCAAATCGTACCCAGAGTATAATACCGTATAAATTATTATTCAATGGGTCTATTCCAACAGATCAAAATGTCATCGAAGGGAATTTCTTAGGTAATTTAGGTGCTGAATCAACCAACAATTTCAGCTACAAAATAGTAGGCAATACATCTGGAACAATACAGTTCTTGATAGATGATGAAACTGTCGGAACTGAAGTAAACGTCGTAAATGCGTATAATCTTACAAACGATAGTTACAACGGTAATAATATTTCCTACTATAAAGGGTTAACTACTACAGCAATTACATTTACAGCATCAAACAAAACATTTACAGATGCACCATTTACTGTCTCATTGGGTGGAACTCTACTAGGATATATAACAGGAAATTTAACAGGTATAATCCCTGCAAAGACAGAGGAAGATTTGAATTTCAGTTATATTGTACAAAGACCTGATATTTCAGGCGATATGGTGTTTTTGATAAATGGAGAAGATTTTAATGTCTCATCTACAGTACAAATTAAAGAACCATTCTATTTAACGTGCAATAGACCAGGTGATAGTATCAATCATCCAGTCGCATATGATGGAATTAACCTTATTTTTACTGTCAAGAATAATACATTTGAGAATTTAGAGTATATCACTAGTTTGACAGGCGAGGTTAGTATTAATGATTTTGCGGTTGGAAGTCCTTTTTCGAGTAATGTTTCTCAAGTTCCGTTTAATAATACGAGTGATGGAAAAATAAATGATTACGAGTTCTTGCTAGAAAAAGCTTCAACTGGTTTCTTTGATTTTACGGTAACACATCCATTAAGCGGAGATACAGAATCACTACGTGTTCAGATTGTAGACCCTTTTGAATTAAATTTCAATGTAGCAAATATTAACGCATTAGAAAGCGAGGTAAGTTCACCGTTCATGCAAGATGACCGTATTACAATTACTGTTAAAAATAACACTCCAGATGTGCAACAATATTCTGTACTATTAACAGGATTATCATCAAGCGACATAAGCGGAGACTCATTAGTTGGAGACATAAGTCCTAATGACCCAGGTGAAATAAATACATATGTTTTTGATATTATAAACAGTTGTTCTGGTAATTTCCATTTCACGATATCTGCTGAAGGCATTGATACGAATGCAAACCTAACAATTGTTGAGCCATATACTATAGAACAAACAGGTACAACATATAATCCGTCATATAAAGGGGACATTATTAGATTGAATGTAAAAAATAACACACGAGACACAGTTTACTTTGGAACACAAGGTACATTAATCGAAGGTGACCTTACGACAAATATCAATACTAATGCTCAGTATGTAACATCCAATAAGACTACACCTATTAGTATTACTGTAAATAGGTCTTGTTCAGGTGATTTCACATTTAAACTAACTAGTATTGAGACAACACAGCCAAATCCTGGTAACCATCTAGAATACACTTACAATATTGTACATCCATTTATTCTTACAGTAGACCCTTTCTCCAATCCTTCTTATGAAGACGATGTTATATCTTTTACTGTACAAAATTATACTCGTTCTGATGTGTCATTTAACGTGGAAAGTGGAAATGGATTGGTACCATCTAATTTTGTGAATAGTCCAGCATTTACAGGTACATTACAGAATGGTGGAATCGTCAATGATTTCTCTTTTGTGGTTGCTGATTTCTGTTCAGGAGATTTCATTTTCACTGTGTCATCTGACATTGTAGACATGAGTGTGAATGTAGAAATCGTTGAACCATTCATTCTTTCCAACGAGAATTTCAAAACTCCATCATATCAAGGAGATATTATTTCTTTTACAGTACAGAATAATACTAGAGATGAATTCAATTATATTATCAGCATACCAGGTATGCAAATTTCTGACTTTGGTGGTTCTTCTCTCGCAGGAACTATTACTACAACTAGTACTATTGACTTATCGTACATAATATTAACGTCTTGTTCAGGTAACTTTGCATTCGCTTTGTCCTCTGGAGGAAAATATGATAACGATATCAGTATTAATGTTCCAGTTGTAGAACCATTGGTTTTATCTAATGTTAATTTCAATGCACCATCATACAAAGGTGACACTATTTCATTTGACATTTCAAACAATACGAGACAAGATATATTGTACAATATTGATACTACTAAGGGGTTATCTCCATCGAATTTTGTGAGTGACCTTCCATTTACGGGTAGTTTGACTCGTGGAATTAACGCATTGTCTTTCGAAATAGATGAATCAATCGCAGGTGAGTTCGTTTTTACAGTATCATCCGAAATATTTGATACCAGTGTCAATGTAAATATCGTCACACCTTTCATTCTTCTTACACCGTACACCATATATCAACCATCTTATAAGGGAGATGAAATTGCCTTCCAAATACAAAACAATACCAGAGACCCATTGGACAGTTATACTGTAACATTAACAGGTAGTGAATTGTCTCCATCTAATTTGACAGGTGACCTTTTGAGTGGTACTCAAACAATAGTGTCTGGGGTCAATGACTTTTCATTTGTTATTCAAGAATCGTGTGCAGGACATTTTGAATTCAAGATTGATTCAGGTACATTTGGCGAGCTAGATTTAAGTGTAAATGTTGAAATTGTAAAACCTGTACTATTTGCAGCTGTTTATAACCAACCTTCATACAAATCGGATTCTCTAACGTTTACAATAACTAATCAGACACGTAGTTCTGTAGAATATGATTTGTCTCTATCATCCACTTTAGATTTCGAGAATCATTTTACAGGTTCCAGTGTTTCAGGTGATATTTTGAACACTGACCCTGAGACAACAATTAGATATGAAGTTGAACAGACGTGTTCTGGTTCGGTTGATTTTACAGTATCAGGTGAAAGTACATTCTTCCAAGAAAGCATCCAAATAGTAGAGCCATATACTGTAAATGCACTGTACAGTAAATCATATATTGGAGATACCATACAAATCACAGCTGCAAATAATACAAGATATAATGTCGGTTATACTGTTAGTACTACAGGTACTTTGGTGATTTTAGGGTTCAATAAACGAAGCTTTATTGATTATCAAAATGATATTATAGAATCATACGAAATCGATCAAAATGTGTCTGGAGAATTAACATTCACTATTAATGGGTCTGATCAGCTTCCAGGAATATCACCTAGCACAACAATTGAGGTAGTAGAACCTTATGCACTTACTGTAAACCGCACTCGTTCTTTCCAAAATGATACTATGACATTCACTGTAACTAATCGTACAAGAGAAGACGCAGTGTATACAGTTGATTTAATTGGTACAGGACTTAATGCCTCAGATTTCAATGGTGCTCTATCAGGTACAGTACCAGCAAACACTGATTTGAGTGATATTGAAATTACTGTAGTACAAGAATGTTCTGGAGATTTCGTATTCAATATATCTGGTGACCACTTGAAGATAGATGTCTCAGTCAATATTGTAGAAGAATCTACAAATGTCATTTATAATCATGATTTCTACTACAAAGGTGAGACAATGGAACTCGTTGCTACGAATAATACTGAAATCGATTTATCTTATACAATTACATTTACTGGAAATTTATCCAGTGCAGATTTCACAGAAAATGGTGGACCAATCGCTTTGACAGGTACATTACCTTCTAAAGAGGTCACTGACTTGTCCTATGTAATACCAACCACTTGTTCTGGAGATTTCATATTTACTATTGCAGACGATGGCGTAACTGGTGAATTGTCTCGTTCTGTAACAATTTATGAACCATACCTTTACAGTACAACCTATGATGGTACTTCACAGCATTATCAAGGTGACTCGATTAAAGTATATGTCACCAATAATACTCGTACGAAATTCGATTATGCAGTCACTTTGCAAGGCACATTAGATTATGCAAGAGACTTTACAGGTGATGTATCCGCTGGTGAAATCGCCGCAACTAAAACGGAAGAAGAACTCACATTTACAATTTTAGAGTCGTGTGAAGGCACATTTGAATTTGCGATTAGTGGAGATGAATTAGACATCAGTTTCCAAGTACCTATCGTAAAACCACACGTGTTCACTCCAACGTTCTATTCAACATCATACAAGGGCGATACTATGACTTTCGATATTGTAAATAATACAAGAACTGAATTCACTTACAACCTTGCACTCACCGACCTTATTTTTGGTACAGATATATCAGGTACAGATATATCAGGTACAGTAGATAATAACGGCGCCATTGTCTCATATTCTGTAGAAGAATCTAAATCAGGAACTTTTATCTTTACTATACTAGGAGAGCAAACCGATTTAAGTGTGAATATTACTGTAGTAGAACCTTATACTGTAGACCTTAATAGTAACCACTTTAATGCATATCAGGGAAGTACATTCACTATATTGGCTACAAACAATACAAGAGAAGATACGTCATTCAATGTCTCGTTATTAGGTCCAATGACTGGTAGACAAGACGCATTTAATAATGATACTAGTTTCAATGGTACACTCACAAAACAAAGTTCTCAATCGTACACATATAAAGTGGAACAACTCATATCAGGCAATTTTGTGTTTACTGTCTCAGGAGATGCACATACAGATATCGATATAAGTACGGGTATAGTAATCAAAGAACCATTCGTTCTTTCTGCAAACTATGATAAATCATACCAGTATGATAAATCAGGTGATGAAATAATTATTACAGCAACAAATAATACTGAACGCACGTCTGATATCACAATTGCGTATACAAATGGTATGAGTTCTACTGATTTCCAAGCAATTGGGTCTTACAGTCAAGGTTCAGGACTCACAACTCCTGGTACAATAGTAAGCAATAATACTAAAAATTATGAATATCAAGTTCTAAATAGTGTGTCAGGTGATTTCATTTATACAATATCTAAAACATTTACTGATGGTGTTCGTGGAGATATTACAGTAACTACTCAGAAAACAATTACAATCGTAGAACCCATATTACTTAGTTCTGATACAACAACTCTATTCAAAGATAGTTACATGAATTTTACTGTACAAAATCAGACACGTTACGATGTCTCATTCAATACAACTGTTTCAACTGCATCATCAAGTGATGTTAGTATTTTACTGAATGGAAGTGATTTAAGTGGTAACTTATTACCAGATGACGTATTAGACATATCTTATATATTAATCGAAGGTTCTGGAGATTTCAATATTCATTTGGGCAATGTTGGTAGCGATATTAGCAGGAATGAAGATGTCAAATTGGTTTCCATTTCATCTCTTCACGTTCGTGTTGTAGAAAACATATACGGAAAAGATGTGTTTGCGTTTTCGAATTCAGCAAGTGGACCATTCGAACAACAGAGAGAAATGACTTTTGGTGCAGGGATTGTACAATTATTCAACTTGTCTCATAGCAGCTTAAATGGACGTTCTCTTGTGTTCGGTACAGAATTAGATGTATCAAGTAGTGTTGTAAATGACCCTAGTATAATAGAATCAGTCGGTACACCAGGCGTACCGAGCGATAACCCGTATATACTATTGACACTACCAGAAGGTTATTCTGATACATTATACTACTTTGACAACGATATCAGTGGAATGGGTTATGTACCATTTACACAAGATGAATTACCTGTAATATTCAACTTAAAATTTGATACAACAACTGCGAATGAATTTATAGAAACAAGTCGCAGTTATGATAACACGTACCATAAAGATAAAGGTATAGGTCAAGTTGCAAATTTTGCATCAGGTACACCTGTATTCAATGGTGATGTGGTATATGAAGAATTATACACACATTCCCGTACAGATTATGGAAACTTTACCAATGTTTCTGATAATTGGTTACGTGGCAATAGTAGAATTAGTATAGACGAACAAAATAATTATAAATGTGCACATTTTACTAATGTAGCAAATATGAAAATTAATGGTTCTAATACGCAGTATTTACACGAAGACGGTGTTATTACAATAAGTTTTTGGTTGTTTATTAAAAGTAGTGTAAATGGTCACGGCTTTAGTACACGAATTATCAAAGTAATGTGCACAGAAAATCGATATACCGAGGCTGCTAGCCTTGAAGTTAGCCTGAATGGAAATGGTTTATATTTTACAAGTCACAGTTTTAATGGTATAGGCAATCAGTTACCAAATATAGATGCATGGAACCATTATTTATTCATATTTGGTAATGGAAAAAGAAAAGCATATTTAAATAATATTCTACAATACAATGCTAATCACAATGATTTACCTAATTTATCTGAAAAACCAGTAGATATGATATTTTTCGAAGACAGCACAACAATACCAGATTACACCCACGTATATATGCGTGACGTATATGTTATCAATTCGGAATTAACTGAAGAAGAAATAACTAGTTTGTATAATGGAAATGACATCACAAATCCCGATTATATTGTAACAGTATCAGATGAAGTGTTTTATATTGCAAAGGATGGTTCTAACACAGCACAATCAGATATTAATTTCGTACCAGGCGTTTATCTCTTTGACCAATCACATAGTTCCAATTTGGGAGAACGAATTGTATTCGGTTATACAGAAGACAACTCTCTCAATATTTTGACCAAAGCAGACGGTGTGTCTTCTTCTGGTACACCTGGTTATACTGGTGCATACACTGCTCTCACATTAACAAGTACACTATCAAATCTCCGTTATTTCAGTACAAATACACCTGTAATGGGTAATGGTACAACAGAAATAACTCCATCACTCGTAGAAGTACTTCCTGGTGAGACATTAGAGTTCACCATCAAAAACCGTTCAGGTCTTCCTATACTGTACACAATTAATGGTCCTATTACTTACACCGACCTCAGTCTCACTTCCATTGCAGACATGTCTGGATATATTCAACCTGGTCTTCATTCGTTATCGTTTGATGTACTGTCTACACCGAATGAAAATGTGGATTTCATATTCTCTAATGCAAATATTAACGTGACACGTACAATCGACTTCCAGCAACCATATCCAATTTCCACTGCAAATGAAAACAATATTTCGTACAAGGGCGATACCATTTACATTACTGCAAGTAATAACACTGGAACAGATGTCTCATACAATGTAACCAGTACGTTCAGTACAACATATGGTGCTGGTTCATCGTCGACATCAGGAACAATTGCACAGGAAACATATAATGTCGATTTCTCGTTTCACATTGTGGAATTGGTAGCTGGAAACTTTATATTTACAGTAACTCCCAAGAATACAATTGAATATGATGTATATGCAAGTGGTGGTAAATATTACGTAAATACAGCTGAAAAACCTATTCTATACCTTGAAATTGGAAATACTTATATTTTCAATAATTCTAGTCAAGGTGGTCACCCTTTGAAGTTTTCCAAAACAGATGGAACTATAATTTATACTAATACTACTTATTCACTATCACAATCCATTATTACAATAACTGAATCTACTCCAACTCCAATTTTCTACGTATGTGCTTACCACGCAAATATGGGTAATCAAATCAATATTGTAGACAACTCGAAAGCTTCATCTATCAACATTACTGTAAAAGAACCATTTGTAGTGTCTCGTTCACCTTCAATTTCATACAAGGGAGATACTATTACAATTACTGTTTCTAATAACACAAGAGAAGATATGTCATACAATGTCTCGTTTACTGGTGCAATGGTACCAGCCGATGTCGATAGAGAATTGACTGGTAATCTGGACGCTTCCAGCTCTGATATTCAATTATTGTACAACATCACCAATGATGTATCAGGTGAATTTATCTTTAGTATTTCAGGTGATTACACAGATATTAGTGTGAATGTCGACGTAGTTGAATCATTCTTACTGTCTCGTTCACCTGCACTATCATATAAAGGCGATTCTATAACCATTACAGCAAGTAATCAAACCAGAGAAGACGCTTCGTACAATGTCTCGTTTACTGGTGCAATAGGACCAAACGATGTCAGTGGTTCATCCCTCACTGGTACACTGGTAGGCGAATATACAAACATAGAACTATCGTATAACATCATCAACAATATCTCAGGCAATTTTATCTTTACAATATCTGGTGACCATACAGTTACTAGTGCAAATGTCGAGATAATTGAACCATTTATTATATCCAGTACAGAACCTGTATCATATAGAGGCGATACCATTATCATTTCAGCCAGTAATAACACAAGAGAAGACGTTTCTTACAATGTATCGTTTACAGGTGCACTAACACAATCAGATATCAATGGTTCATCACTCACTGGTACACTTGTAGGTGGAAATACAGACATCGAACTATCGTATAACGTAATCAATAATATATCAGGCGAATTCATCTTTACAATATCTGGTGAAACTGGAACAGACACAGACTTGTCTCACGCGGTTACTGTAAAAGAACCATTCGTAGTGTCTAGTGCAAAGAATGTTTCATACATAAGTGACACGATTGTTATTACTGCAACGAATAATACGAGAGACGACACATCCTATAATGTTATATTATCTAATGGTGTTGATAAAAACGATTTCGCAGTTGGTACAGTATTCAGTGGTAATCTGACTGCAAATACACCTGATATTGAATTATCATATAATGTCATGAATAATGTCTCTGGTGATTTCGTGTTTGCTATCTCTGGTGATTACACAGACATAAGTGTCAATGTAGACGTTATTTCACCATTTGTTATTACAGAGGTTAATGCACCACAATTCTTATTTAAGGGCGAGACATTAGAATATACAGTAACGAATCAGTTACCGACAGATGTCTCATACGAGGTTACTGTACAAGATAGTGGTTCTACTGAAGGAGCTATATATTGGTCTGGAAGTGATTTATCAGGAACGATTGTAGGAGGCAACACAATAGACCTATCATTTACACTATCCACTGGTGCTGGTTTCTTCACTTTGGTTCTACAGAATAGTGTTGTAAGTATGTCGTCTAGTACTGTACAAGCTGTTTATGTCAACCATAATTATTATGTCAAACCAGTAGAAAATGTGTATGGCGATACCGTATACGCATTATCCGAAGGTGGTTCAAGTGGTCCATTCAATAACCAAATGGACTTATCGTTCAATGCTGGAAAAAGCATTCGGTTTAATACTTCTGATTTAAGCATGAATGGATATAACCTAGTAGTTGGACCTACATTAGATGTTTCAAGTACTGCTCTGAGTAGTGATGTAGCAGGTGTGATTAGCTATATTGGTACAGCAGGTGTTACTGGTTCTTATATACTATTAACACTGTCAGGTGGTTATCTAGGCGATACATTGTATTACTTCGATAGAGATATTATCGGTATGGGATATACTGAACGACCAAATATGGACCCAAGTGTATTAGCTTATTTGAAATTTACAGATAGTAATGATATCAATAGTAGCGGACAAGTTGCAAATTATGTAACTGGAGAAGCTGTATATGAGGATTTTGTTAAGTTACAACAATATAATGGTAATGACCCTCCATACTCATTCGAAATATTAAACAGTTATAATCATATTAAAATAAGCAGCTTGGATACGGGGCTTGACACTGGAGCTATCAAAATATCTAGACAATCTTCTTCAGTTTTTAGTGGTTACAGTCGAACATTTTCAGTGTGGACCTACTTTTCTTCTGATCAAAATATTGACTATACTGATTATACTGCCATTGTGAAGCGTGATTTATACACTCCTAACAGTGGCTATTTTGATATAACATATTGGAATTATGGCTACCACCAGGGTGCTAGTTTTCAGTTTTATAATGCTTTATGGACAACATACCAGGCAGGTCAGGAATATTTTGATAGATGGATAAACATAACATTAACTGGTACAGGTACTCAATATAATATAAATGTAAATGTTTATATAGATGGTAATCATTTTGATTCATATACATATGGTTCATATGAAACTGATTTTGAGTTAGTATTTGGACCTAATGCTAGAATGAGAGATGTATATGTGATAGATAAAGCATTAACTGCAAGCCAGGTAGTTGACTTATGTAACAACATACCACCAGCACCAGTCACATACACAGTCACTGTAACTAGTAATAAATTCTATTTGGCTCTTGATGGTGCTACACCACAAGAAACACCACAACTAACATTCACTGCTGGTGAACTTTACATCTTCGATCAATCCGACCCATCCAATCACGGTGAACAACTCGTATTCGGTTATTCCGCAGAAGACCGTACAAATATATTGACTTCCGTTGCGGGTTCACAGAACATTATCGTTATGGGTACACCAGGTCAACCTGGTGCGTATACTCAGATTACATTTGATGTTGCACCGACCTCTACTGTATACTATTATAGTATGAATACTTTGTTTATGGGTATCCAGTTGGACAATACATATTATATGACTGTACAAAAGAATGTTTTTGATGCAGATGTGTATGCGTTTTCGATGACAGGAGACCCAGGTACCTTTGTAAATCAAATGGACTTGTCTTTCAATGCAGATGCAAAGGTGGGCTTTATATTATCTGATACAAGCATGAATGGATACAACGTAGTATTCGGACCTACAGTTGATGTGTCAAGTACTGCAGTGTATGATGTGGTGACTTATAGTGCGAATGCAGCAGGTACACCAAATGCGTTTGCATTGTTAATATTACCGAGTGGTTATAGCGATACATTGTATTACTTCGATAGAGATATTAGTGGTATGGGATTCAATGCGTATCAAGAGTATGCTGCATATACAGAATATAGTAGTAACTCTTATAATGTAAATTCGACCAGCAGTCGTCAGATGGAATATTATAATTCGTATTTAAATAAATGGATGACACAAACCATTGGCACAACTTATCCTTCAAATCTTGCACCTCAACTATACATTTATTATGGTGAAATTGGTGACCCACGCCAACTTATAATAACAGAGAGTGTCCCTTCGAACTGGTACAGAGGATGTTTGGTATCTAGAATTAGCTCTAGCCATTCTACTCAAATTTTACGTGCACGATGGACGTTGAATGGAACAGATCAGGCTTTTAATGTACCTACTGGAGTTGGAGCATACATGATCGAGTTTCCTGTTCCTATAAACACAAATTCATTTAAAATGACTATTTTATCAACTCAAGGAAAAATTAATGAACGTGATAATAGTATTTTATCATACCGCTATATAGGTACAGACGCACCAACAACAATACCAGGAACAATAAGGTACGATGTAACTGTACAAAGTAATAAATTCTATATCGACCTAAGTAATGGTAATGGACCTGTAGAAGCACCAGAAATTACATTCTCTCCATTTGATGAAAACCAGGTGTATATCTTCGATCAATCCGACCCATCCAATGACGGAGAACAACTCGTATTCGGTTATTCCGCAGAAGACCGTACAAATATATTGACTTCCGTTGATGGTTCACAGAACATTATCGTTATGGGTACACCAGGTCAACCTGGTGCGTATACTCAGATTATATTTGATGTTGCACCGACCTCTACTGTATACTATTACAGTATGAATACTTTGTTTATGGGTATCCAGTTGGATAATACGTATTATATGACTGTACAAAAGAATGTATTTGATGCAGATGTGTATGCGTTTTCGATGACAGGAGACCCAGGTACCTTTGTAAATCAAATGGACTTGTCTTTCAATGCAGATGCAAAGGTGGGCTTTATATTATCTGATACAAGCATGAATGGATACAACGTAGTATTCGGACCTACACTTGATGACTCAAGTACCGCAGTGTATGATGTGGTGACTTATAGTGCGAATGCAGCAGGTACACCAAATGCGTTTGCATTGTTAATATTACCGAGTGGTTATAGCGATACATTGTATTACTTCGATAGAGATATTATCGGTATGGGATTCAATGCGTATGAAGAGTATGCCGCATATCCAGAATATAGTAGTACAGATACACTACTGAATGATAGTATTACAAGAACGGTAAGATATGAGCAATACGATAGTGCGCTTAACTGGCCTTATTATAGGTGGATAGAAACTAGTGACCATTTAGATTTAACTAAACTCGGTGGGGCAGGTAACGTAGGAGAACATTATGAAATTAATGTTAGAGAGGGTTCTGGTGAATATACTCAGAGGAATCATACCTGGAAATTTAATTTGGGACAAACATACCGCGTGGTTGGTTTTAGATTTAAGAGAGGTTCAGGTCCTGGATACTTTCCAGACGATATAAATTTAAACGGTAGATTTTATCCAAAATCTTACACTCAAGACTATTACTTTAGTGGTAGAGATACACAACATTTAAATTTGACAATGACTAAAGACAACGCTGGCTTTGATCACAAATCTTGGAATTACACAATAGGCTTCCTCATACGCGAAGAAATAACTATGCCAGGAACAATAAGGTACGACGTAACTGTACAAAGTAATAAATTCTATTTGGCTCTTGATGGTGCTACACAACAAGAAGCACCAGAAATTACATTTGTAGAAAACCAGGTGTATATCTTCGATCAATCTGACCCATCCAATGACGGAGAACAACTCGTATTCGGTTATACTATAGACGACACGACAAATATATTGACTTCTGTTGCGGGTTCACAGAACATTATCGTTATGGGTACACCAGGTCAACCTGGTGCGTATACTCAGATTACATTTGAGGTTGCACCGACCTATACTGTATACTATTACAGTATGAATACAGTATCCATGGGTTGGAATTGATAAAAGAAAAAATTGAATACTCCATATTTATTTGTCTCATACTGTACATAAATAGGAGTAACATCCTCAATACATTTATAAAATGACGACTATTGCGAAATCATATAATCTCTTTACTTCTCTTCCGCCAGACTTAATTCGTGAGGTCTGTGAGTGGGACACAACATATAAACACGTATTTAGTACAGTACGTTTCCAGCGCGAGTTGCACGAAGCCATTTGGTCGAGTCATATTGTACAACAACAGTGTGATCGATTGGTAAGAGACAAACTCGCGTTTTATAAAAAAACATTCAAGAATTGGCGTTCTGATTGGAGTGTAATACAGATTCACGGAGGTGGGGTTACTGTATGTAAAACATTTGAAGAACTTGATTTAGACAAAGATGTGGAAATCAAATTCTCGCCTTATGGGAAATTCTTACGATTCAAGGTAATTCCGAAAGGTCATCAGATAGATGAAACGACATTCTACGATGGAATGTTTGCGAGTAAGAGTATTCCGATGACGAACGACGATTTACTCCATATGTTTTGGAGAAATGGAAGAACACCAGGTATGGCAACATTTAACGAATTGCCCGAAAACGAGACACGGTTTGTAGATTATATGTGGATTTAGATGTATTGTATATTATATATATTTGTTAACGAATTATACCAGTGAAGTTTAAAAATAGATTCCTTTTTTTTACGATTATATGGAACTAGGGTGCAATGCGAAATCAAAGCAAGCTTTGTCACAAAAGACGAATTCATCTGAAAACACGATATAATCGCGGTCCATGATATGAATTCGCATATAGCATACAGGACATCTGTAGCCAACAAATGTATCGATTAGATTCACAACATCAACGTTCAAGCATTCCATTTGTACAGTACACAAATAAATAATCTTCATATGAGTTTCTTTACTTAGAAAATGCGGTTTTCAATGCGGTCGTCCATTTTACATCAGGACTTCTTTGATTGCATTCAGCTTTACCGAATACAAATGTGAAATAGTTGAAATCTTTTTTGTATTCTATTTTCTTTTCGCCCATATAGACGAAGAATCCCAATACTGAACTCAATGCAAACCCAACTAATAATCCTATATTAGCGGTATCGATATTTTGTACAGTTTTGATTTCAGCAGAGTTTTCAACGTCGTCTTTTTCAGCCAAGACATTATTGATTTCGATCTTTTTCAAATTTAGGATGTACAGTATACCTAAAATGAATAGAGAGACCATAAAGAACAGAATGTTGCTATTAACCATTACCAAGAATATAATGTACAAAAATGCGGACGACATCAGTGTCTTATTGAAATCGGCTTGTTTCGATGGGTCGACTAATACTGCAAAGAACAGTAAAGTTAAAAAGCCGAATACGTGTTTAATAAAAACGTTTCCCTTTAGCAATTTCTGTATTTTACATGGAAACAGTTCTGCTAAAAAGTTCGATGTGATGATTAATATGAAAATGAAAATCGGATGAATCATTAAAAAATTAGCTGTCCAAGCTTGATCGGCCATTTTTTCGATTTGTCTCGTTGTCTCGATATATCCTTTTAGGAGAAAATTAATATAAAAAATGTGTTCAGATTTACTGTAAAAAATATGAATACACAAAACGAATGGTTGTTATCGAATTTATTAGAATTCTATCAGAATCGAGAATATTTAGAGACATTGAAACAGATTATTAATCGTGAATATGCGATAAATGCCTCGAAAAAGTTGTCAATCCGTATAGTGAATTGGTTTGTAACAAATTATGCGAAACAGCATTTTACAGTATATGAAATTCCGATTCAAACAGAGAAGACAAGTTCAGACCAAGAAACACGAAGATTTTTCGTATGGACGAGTTATAAGTCAACAGAAGATAGTTATTCGAAACAAATGTTTGACCCATACTGTAGACAACAGCGTATATTAATTCCATATGATAGCGACACTAGAATTGAGACAACAGTAGGTCAGTTACATTTTTTCAAATGGGCAATAATGAATAAGGTGATAGATTACATTATTCAGCATTATGATTCTATTGAGAAAGATATGACATCGAGATTAAATACTGTAAAAAGAAAATCATTGATTAAGAATGAGACAAGTGGAGACAAAACGCGTAAAAAAAGAGAAGAATTATCTATGAATGCGTGCCGCGTTATGAGAAAAGAATTATGCGAACAGCCAGTAAAAATGAAATTTTAAGAACAAAACATGGACACTTCAAAGTGTTTTATTTCTGGATTCAATTGTTTGATTTCGTGTACAATAGAATCAAGATCATTATAGATTAAGAATTCGACATTTAAGTCTTTTGCGATTTCATCTTCCGTTCTCTCAAAAGATATGAGTTCTTCTTTGGTAGGAATATATATTCCATATTTATTTGGGCCGACGACCATTGGAGAACAAGATGCAAAGAATATTTTTTTACAGCCGAAATCACGTGCTATTTTTACAATATGTTTTGAAGTATTTCCCCGTACAATAGAGTCATCTAATATAAGTACAGTTTTGTCTTGAAATACATTTTGAATACCGCATAATTTCCGTTTAACGTTTTTACGAATAATTTTTTCGTTTTGCATAATGAATGTTCGGTCGATGTATCGATTTTTGACTAATCCTTGTTTGATCGGTTTATTGATTACAGTCTGAATTCCATTTGCGAATGCAATACTGGTATCAGGTACAGGAATAATGTAATCAATCATATTACAGCGGCCGCCCCATCTTTTCATCATCATTTCACCTAAAAGTTTACCTACTTGTACACGTGCATCTACAACGGACACTTTTTCGATAACAGAATCCAAACGAGCGAAATAAAGGTATTCGAATAGACATGGTGATAATATAGAGTCAGAGGTAAAAAAATGACGTGGTTCGTTGTGTTGTACAGTAAATAACATGGTTTCACCAGGATAGATGTCTCGAACGACATCATAATCAAGTACATTCATTGCAACAGATTCACTTGCAAAGAGATGTTTATCATCTTTCTTACCCCATATCAAAGGTCGGATACCTCTTTTGTCTCGAATCACTACAAATCCATAATTGTGTATTGTAAATAAAATACAGAAACTTCCGTGTAATGTATCTTGTAAGTATTGAGACAATGTCTCGATGATGGTTTCATTGATATCTTCGTGTGATTGTAATAATTCTTGTAACTTACAACTGTACAGTGCTAATACTACTTCAGAATCGGATGTGGTTGGGAAAATCATTTTATATGTATGTTTCAAAATTTGTCTCACTTCATCTACATTGATAATGTTTCCATTATGACAAATACTGATTCTTCTTGGAAAATTGGTGTACAAAGGCTGTATATCATTATAACTTCCTGTTGTAGAATATCGTACGTGACCTATACAACTGCGTCCTGTAAATGCAGATAATATATTATCATCCATAAAGGCGTCTCGTACCAGTCCAGGTTTCTTGTAAATCATATGTTCATCTGCAATTCCTGCACTATCTTGTCCTCTATGCTGTACAGATAAAAGTCCTTCTACAACTTGATAGGCCAATTGACTGTGCAAAGGGTCATAATCAGTACTATTGTCAAATATACCTATGATTCCACACATATTAATTGTACAGTATAAGATGGAAGAAATAATTACAACATATTTATGTAGTTATTTCTTTTTAATTAATTATACCCAAATGAGACAAAGTACTTAGACAACGTTCAAAGTAACGGTGTAAGCACGCTCAGTTGCGGAACCACCAGTAGCAACAGCAGCATCTTGTCCAGCAGCAGGCTGAAGGACGACCTTGTAGGTGATGGTATCACCAGCAAGGATAGGCATCTTGTAGTAGCCATCCTCAGAAGCATTGTAGTTGAAACCATTAGCAGCGTGGTTAATGTCAACAAATCTGGTAGGAGCAGCAGTGATAAGCTGGTTGAACATTTCACGTCCAAGATTCTCTGCGGAAGTGTTGTCAGCCATGTACTTCTTACTGTTAGCATCAGTAGCAAGGTCTCCGTATGTTCCGTTGGTGAAATCAAGGGCAGTGATCTTAGCACCAATGGTGGTTGCGATTTCGTCACACTTAGCATTGATGTCTGTGTTTACAGCATCTTCGTTGGTGAACAAATCAGCACCTAGGTAGGTACCGAAAAGTCCATTAGCCAAGTGGCGGATGAAATCCTTTCCAATAGGGTCACTGGCAACATACTGGTTTGCGGTAACCTCACCAGTCTTAGGGTTCAAGGTACTTGTATATCCAGTCCACTTACTAGAGTCAACATAGTAGTAAACAAAGGAAGCATCAGAAAGGATTGGATTATCAGAACGGAAGAAGAATGTTTCTTGTAGAGCACTAGCAGCAACACTGGTACTTAGGGTAATAGTAGCATCACTGGAGAAAGTAGGTGCGTGTGCAGGTACAGTAGCAGAAGTAGCAAGTTGCTTGGTACTTTCGAAAGCAGTAAGAACTAGATTCACCATTTTTTTTATATATATTCCGTAAACATAATTATTTTGAGACACAGTTCAAAAATTCCTAAATATTACAGAATTTTTGAACGAACTTTTTATATGTCATATCATATCATATTAGTACAGTTTTTCGATTTCCAAAGCAAAGGAAAAGTCATTCCCTTTTAAGTCGATAACTTCGCCGAAACGGTCCAGTAAACGAATATGGAGTTTTTCTAAACGGATTGGACCAAAATAATTGCGCTTTTTAAATACTAAATCAGAACCGTCATCGATAATATTGGTATTTTGTCCACTGGATACAGTAATTCTTGCTAAAATATTATTTCCTAAATTAGAATCTCCCTTGGATGAAATTATGGTATTGGATGAGAAATTACGTTGAAAGTCATCTATTTCTAAAAAGACATATTGATAAAAACTTGAACCAAAAGAGGTTTCACTTTCTAAATATCCATAACAAATTTCATTTGTCATAGTAAAATCATCGTGTGAGTTATTTGAACCTATTCTTTCATAAACCGATTTTCGAAACCCCATTGTCCATCCAGCTGATTTTTGTTGAATATGTGTGGTCTGTGTTTTTTCAGGTTGTGTAAAATCAATCGTAAATGAAAATGCGTTGTTTACGTTTATACCTGGGAAGTTACCTGTATCGTAAGGGTTTACAGAATCTGAATTAACATTACCTTTTGGGTCTTTTCCTACGCGAAAACGTGTATGTGTTGTTATTGGGTCGATTTCTAAATGTATAAATTCAAGTCCTTGTCCAATCCTATCGAACATATTATTTATCATTGTTTGAAATGAAACTGCATTGTAGTTTCCTTCAGGTATTTCTATTTTGTGTACTTGATCTTTAAGTATTCTGTCGTCTAATGTGTTTTCTGGATTGTTAAAAGTTTTAATATAAAAAACATTACTGTTATTGTGACTTGAAAATCCATACCACATATTTGGTAATTCCAATGCAGATAGTTTGATAGAAGTGACATTATTAATTGGCTCGGCTAGATGAAATGTATGATTAGTAGATACAGTATTATTATAATGTGGTCGAAACAAAGTATCAACACATAATACGTTTTGAATAGTTTTTCTATCTGATACAGGATTTAATTCAAATTTATTACTAAAAGAAGCCATTTTATATATTCTAAACTTATTATCTTAGTGTACTGTTACATGATAAAAATATAATTTTATGAAATTATCAACTAATTTGTATTTATTGCAGCAATAGCAAGCTTTTCAGGGTCGAACACACCATCAGGAGGAAACCCGTACAAATTAATATAAGTCAAATAAACAGGTGGAATTGTTGCTGCAACCGCAGATTGAATATGATGCTCACCGAAGATACTAGTAGGAGCTTTCGTATTTAATCCATCGATATATTCTTGTAATCTCGTCATATCATCTAATATATCAGCCCTGTCTTTTGTTACATTGTACAATGCAGATGTGTTTGTTAATTCTGTATACTGTAAATATGCACGTTGAAGACCTTTCAAAGAACGTAATGCAGAATTCCGAATTATTTCATAATCTGCGTTACCGAATTTTCGCGCCGATAATAAAGATGACGATAATACATTGTATCGCTCTAATGTCAAATCTTCTGCAACTGTAGAAAAATCACCATCAGCATACGCTGCTAATAATTCTAGAATGTTGTTCAAACTGGAACGTAATATACTGTCTAATTGTCCTAATTGAGTACTGGAAGACGACCCACCAAATGCCCCTCCTGTGTTCGATGAAAAAGGGGATGTATTGGTACCTGAGCTAAATGCAGACATTATGTATATTCTTATATTTTATACAGTGTTTTTTTTCTTGTAAAACTGAAACAACGTGCGAATTCCATTTTGTTCATTGTACAGGTCTGTCAAGAAAGGATCAAATAGTAATTGTTTCACTTGTGTAGAGCAGTATTTTTCTCGTTTTTTCATAAATAGTTCTAAATCTAGTTGTTCATCATCTTTTGTACAGCTTCTTTCTAATTCTTGTACGATTTTGTAATAACCATCGAAATCTGTTTTCCGTTTTTGTTTGCATTCGTATATTTTTTCTAAT